AAAAAATAATAAAAATTGAAATATATTTACCTTTCTATACATAACAAAAAGATAAATATGAAAATTTGCTATACAACAAAATTTGATTTTAACAATCCTTGTGAAAATGAACAATTAAGGAAACCACCAAGAAGAGGAGGTGGAAAAAAATTATCTCATTATGGAGATTTGGAATATATTGATAATAATGATATTCAAAACATAAACAAATATGGTTTTAAAGATTTTATTCGTTCTAGATTTATAAAAGAAAATGGAGAAAATGCTTATTTCTATATGAATACTACATCTTGGGAAAGATTAAGAACTATTATGTATAATACATTTATGGATTTTGACAAATTAAATAATATAAAAAATAATATAAATCGTTTTAAAGTAATTGAAAAATATTTTACTACAAATATAGAAGAAATAAAAATAAGTGGTTATGGTAACTTGATAGGAGACTTATGGTATGAAATTAATAATCTTGATATTCAAGATAGTTTTGGTGATTTTAGAATAAATAATGAAAATAGATTTACATATTTTAATTATTTTAATGAAATATTTATTAAAATAGATTCTATTATTTCAAAAGATGATTATAAAATTTTTGAAGAAGAAATAGATTATACTAAAGGTAGTGGATTTAGTGATTATGCTGAAAAATATATGTTATTAAATAGAATACATTTAATTGATGCTTTTATTGATAATTGGAGTAGAAGTGATTGGAATAAAGGTAATCCTGGAATAACTAAATCATTTCTTGATAAAATAGAATTAAATAATAAATCTTGGTTAGTATATGAAACTTTATTAAATTGGATTATTTGGAACTCATCAAAAGTTGATAGAAATAGTTGGAATAATGCAAGAATAGATTTTATCAACTTTGCTATCAATTGGATAAAAAATGAAGAAAATAATCAAAAAATAGATGAAGAAGATATAAATGACGAAAATATAATTATGTATTAATAAATTTAAGAGCATAATCACACAAAAGAATGCCCATTACCCCCCAAAAATCGTTTCCATATGGACATACATAAATTATCGTGTAAATAAATAAAAATATAAAGAAAATTTAATATATGTATTATAGTCTCACTATTTATATTTATTAAATTAATGCCCTTTTTTGAGACTTCCAAATACTTCCAAATATTTCCATCGTGGAAATGTCAAAAAGGGCAGCAAAATATAATTTTTATAGTTCAGTAACACTTTTTATTTTTCATAAATTAAATTAAGAGCATTATGCTGTAAACTCATTTTTTCACTTTTTTTTACAATTCTCAAATCGAAAAATGAAAATTGGACATTTTTTTATGTCCATTTTTCAAAAATGGAATGAAGAATTAAAAATAAAAAAAACGTTAATTGTTACTGTTCAAACCATAACTTTATAAAATAATGTATATTTATTTATTTTATAAAGCATTTCAATAACTATAATTTCTAATTAACAAATTTCGTTAATTTTTGTTAATTAAAAATTGATTTAAAAATATACAAACAATATATAACAAAAATGGTTAATTATAATTGTGAGAGATGTGGAAAAGAATTCTCTCAAAAATCACACTATGACAGTCATAAACGGCGTAAAAAACCTTGTGAGAATAATATGGGTAAAATTAAAGAACTAGTAGATAAAGCAGTGGAAGAAAAATTAAAAGAACTGAATACAAATAATGTAGATAGTAAAGAAGATAAAGTTATAGAAGAAAAAATACAAAAACCATTTTTAAAATGGGTTGGTGGTAAAACACAAATAATTAAAGAAATAATTTCAAAAATACCTACCGAAATAAATAATTATCATGAGCCATTCTTAGGTGGTGGAAGTGTATTATTAGCAGTTTTATCATTAAGAAAACAAAATAAAATTATAATTAAAAATAAGATTTATGCTTATGATATCAATAAACCTCTAATAAATGTATATAAAAATATACAAAATAATAAAGATGAGCTTTATAGAATTATTAATTTATATATTAAAGAATATGATAGCATAAATGGTGTAGTAATTAATAGAAAACCCAAATCTTTAGAAGAAGCAAAAAGTTCAAAGGAAAGTTATTACTATTGGATAAGAGATAAATATAATAATATAGATAAAAATACTATAGAATGCTCCGCATTATTTATGATAATAAATAAACTTTGTTTTAGAGGTATGTATAGAGAAGGACCAAATGGGTATAATGTTCCATATGGACATTATAAAAATACACCTACAATAATAAATAAAGAAGAATTATATTATATTAGTGAGTTAATAAAAGATGTTGAATTTATAAATAGTAATTTTAAGGATTCAATAAAAAATATAAAAGAAGGTGATTTTGTATATTTTGACCCACCATATGCTCCAGAGAATGAAAAGTCTTTTGTTGGTTATGTAGCAGATGGTTTTGATTTAGAAATGCATAAATTATTATTTAGTGAAATAAAAAAGTTAGATAAAATCAAATTTGTAATGAGTAATGCAAAGGTAGATTTGGTTGTTGATAATTTTAAAGAATATAATTATGATGATATTATAGCAAGGCGAGCTATAAATTCTAAGAAACCAGAATCAACAACAACAGAAGTAATCATTTATAATTAATTATAAAATTAATGATATCTTCTTTATATGTGCTACTATTACCCCAAAATATCGGAATACTTTTATATTGTAAATATTCAAGCTCAGCCTTACAATTTTTTTTAAACCAATCTGATAAGCAATAGATATAAACTATATTAAATTCTGGAAAGGTTCTCTTATATTGCCAAATTTTAAAATCGGGCGTTTGTATTTTTTCACATACAGAACCATTACATTGTTGAAATTTTTTTTCTATAATAAATATATTTTTATTTTCTTCATCTATATAACATTCATCGGGATTTTTACATCCATGTGCTTTCTCAATATTTTTATCAATATGTTTTTCCATACATTTGAATAAATTAGATTGTTTTGTTCTTATCATTATTTTTTCACAATCTTTGAAAAATATATCTTGTGAATATTTTGACTCTTTTATTACAGTTAAATGGTCACTTAAATCTGTAATTTTTTCATAAGGTAAACCATTATTATTAGTATTTGAACCACCAGCTCCTTTACCTTTGTTAATAAGATGTTCGTGTTGAGTTTTATCTTCACTAGTCATGACTAGTTATATTTTTAATATAATAAATAAAAAGTATTTCAATTTTTTATTTTATAAAGTATTTACACTATAAAATAAAATTGAATATTATTTTCTATAATATTTGGATTATATATTAAAATGGAACAAATGAAGCAATCACAAAATCACGGTTTTAAATTTGAAGGTATGGTAAGAGAGAAGGTTTTTGATTTACAACCAAATAGCAATGATACAAATATACATGATATTCCATGTAGAGAGAATAAATTTAATCCAAATGAAAATGTTTCAATAAAAACAACAGGTTCTAAGACAGTATGCTGTGGTGATATATTGAGATTTTACAATTATGATTTTACAAAATTGAATACAATGATTGTTATAGGATACAAACAAACAGATACTCATAAAATAATTCAGAAAATTTATGAAATAGATTATAATAAAGAATGTCATAAGCTATTATTTGGTTGTATAACAAAAGAAGAAATAGAAAAATATGTGAAAGGTGTAAAATCAATTCTTTCTAATGTTAAAGGTAACGAAGCAAAAAAAATATTTGATTATTTGAATGAAAAGAAGAAATTATCAAAAAATAGTTTAATACAAATAAATCCAAAGGTAGATAGCAAACAAAGTAGAGTTCAATGTTCAATACCAAATTTTGAAACAACTCTTCAAAATTTTATAAGATATATGTCATCATGTGAATATCCAAATTTAATAAGAAATAAGGAAATTGCGTTATCAATTGAAAGCTTAAGAAGAAAACGCAATAATAAATCTACAAAGTAATTTTATAGTAATTCATTAAACTTATGTATTAGTTCTTGTTTAGATATAGATTTAGGACCAACTGTATTATTGAAATCAAAATTAATATTTGATAATTTTTTTATATTTTCTTCAATAGATAATTCATTTTTAAATTTAATAAAATAATGAGATTGAACACTTTTACTCTCTATTACAGTATCAATATTTCCAGCATTAACTCCTACTCGACGAAAAGATATATCAGGATTTTCTGTTTTTTTAACAAATTCATAATTATTAGGTATTAATATATTATTTACTGTTCTATTATATGATTCTTTTTTCCATATTTGGAAAACACAAGGCACATTATGTTCGATATTATCAACCAAAAATGAATTATCAGGTAAATCAATTTCTAATACCAGATGAAAATTTAAAGGAAATGCTTTTTTTAAACTATCTTTTTTGAAGCTCTTTGGTAATATAAATGATATAGTATTACAAAATTCACATGATTTTTTTATAAATTTAATAGCTATTGATGACTGCCTACCAAAAGGTGGATTACCTATAATATGTATATTATCATATACTTTTTGTATACTATTATAATTATAATCCAAATAATTTTGTTTACTTATTTCATGATTTTCTGGTTCTAGATCATAAAATAAATAATTATTAGTTAATGATTTAATACTATCAATGAAGGCACCATTACCAGCACTAGGTTCAATAATCAAATCTTTTTTATTTATTTTAATATTTTGACTTATATAATTTATACATAAAGTAACAATATTATTTTTTGTATAATATTTATCAATTGTGTTACGTTTTAATCCTTTATTTTGTTTAATAATCATTTTATAATTATATTAATAAAATATTATTATATCAATTTTTCTATAAAAAAATGTAATTAGTTGGAGAGAAGATAATAAAATAATATTTTACAAACCTAAACACTTCATAATAGAAGACCATAAAGTTATTTTCTCTCTTTTTTCTAATAAATTTTGTTTTTCTATTTTCTTTTTTCTTACATTAATGAAATAGTTATATATTCCACAAGAGTATCGATTAGTTATTTTTGCTCTCTTCTCAAAATATACAACAATAGGAGAGAAATTAATATTTTCTAATTCTTTAACAAATTTCTCATCACTATAACTAACAAATGGAGTGTTTACATTCCAATCAACATGTGAAATGAATAGTTTTGTTGGCATTTTAAATAATAAATTAATAATAAATTATTTAAAAAGTAAAAGCATTTCAATTTTATTCTAAACTTTTTTCCAAGAGCAAACCTTATTTTTATTTGGTTTGGATATATACATTAACCCATCATTACCTTTCTTTCTTTTATTACAATAATCGTTAGCTGGATATGGAGGAGATTTTCTATTTCTATATTTTTTTAATGTTAATTTCTTTCCAGATTTTTCTGTCTTTTTAGTTTTTTTTCCAGAAATCTTTTCTATCATCTTTAACATCTTCTCTCTTTCTGTTTTTGTTAATTTTAAAGGGTTTGTTTCAGTTTTTAAAGCATATTTAATATTACGCATCCAAATAGCTCTACATTCACCGGCACATTTACCATTTTCAATTTCTTTTAATAGCTTCATCGCTCCTTTTTTATCAACAAAAGGCATTATATATATAATTACATAATATCTACATAAATAGGCAATTCTATTAAACTAAAATATATTATATTTATTATAATTGTAATAATAGGTTGTTCATTGATACCAGTCATATCTATATTTATTGTAACATCATCATTATCAATACTATATTGTATAATATTTTCAAATAATTTACTTTTATTTGGTATAATTCCCTTTTGAATGTATTCATTTATTTTTTTTTCTATAAAATCAGTAAATACTTTATCAAGAGTAATAGAATTAATTTTTTCAGATAATATTTGTATCATTTGAGATTGATTTTGTTGTATTTTATCTATCAAAAACGGAACAGCTAATGATTTTTTGATAATATCTGGATATGTTAAATATATTTTAATATTTTTTCCTTCTATATTTTTAGATAAAACCTGTAAGGTATTCTTTTTTGTTTTTATTTTACAATTTGTAAAATCTGTATTTGTAAGATTATATTGAATACCTAATAATTCTTCATTACAAGGATTAAAATTATATTTAAAATTACTAATCAATTCATCTTCGGTATAATCATATTTATTTTTTGATAACATAGTATTATCAGGGTCTTCTATTTTAATTCTTTCTTTATCTATAACATCTAAACATATTGTCCAATGTAAATCTATTTTTGTATCTTCTAAATTATTGGCTTTTAAATATGCTTTTAATTTTTCAAGAATAACACTTAAAGGAATCGCTTTGTTTAAATTTTTATCTTCATTGTAAATCTCTTCGTATATAAGAGTATTATTACAATTAGATAATTTTACATTATCTTTTTTATCAGGAATTACATATAGTTCAGGTATTTTACTTCCAGAATTTAATGTATTGTAAGCAATTTCACTTATTTTATCTTGTTGTTCATTACAAATATATTTTATTATTGTTTTTACATTATTACAAGCTTTACCGCAAAAATCACTATATACAGTTAATCTCATATTATCAGGGATAGTAATCAAATCTTCTTTATCATATATAATAAAACCATGTGCTCCTGTAATAATATATGATTGACAATCTCCGCCACCTTTATGAATACGTTTTCTAGTATATTTTCTGACTTTTTTACTATTTTTTTTCCTTTTTTTATTATATTTTTTACTTTTCTTTCTTATTTTTTTACTTTTGTTTCTATTTTTTCGTCCTCCTCTTTTTTTAATAAAAACGTCTTTTAATTCACTAACTATAGTTAGAGGGTCTTTATATATACTCTCTCCCAATATTATTTTTCTTTCGTCTATATCTTTATCTTCTAATGCGAATTTATCTGCATAATCTATAAACATTAAATCCAGAAATACTACTTTGCTAATCTTTTCTATTTGCGTTTTACCGTCTCCATGTGGAACTAAATATTTTATAAGTTCCTCTGTTTCACCCATATATGCTAGTTTTATATATGGTGGTAATAATACCTCGCTCTCGCGAGTTGTGTCTTTTTTCGACATAGGTAATTGTATGACGTTATCATACATAGGATTATATGGAAAATATTTTAATCTATCTTCTGTTACTGTTATTCTTAATATAACTAAGCTATCCGAATTTTTTTTTATTTTTCCTGCAAATCTTATTGATGTATCTCTTGAATGTGTTGTTGAAATAAATGTAGGTGTTATCCACTCCCTCTCCCCTATATTATTTAAATACAATAAATTTTCTAACATTAATCTATCACAATCTTGTAAATAACCTAAACCACTATATAATGTTAAATTATTTTTAATAGTAAAATTAGTTGCTACTTTTGCTTTTGATGTTATTATTAATAGTTGATTTATATTATCTATTAATAGACTTAATAAATTATCTTTTGTTAAATACTCTTCATATTCTTGTAATATATCATTATTTGATAATTCTTCATTAAACTTACTAATCATTATATTTATTTTTTCTTGAAAACTTTTATTTACCTTCAATCTTAATTGTGACATTTCATATCTTGTTGTAGTATCTTTTATCTTTATTAAAAAATCTTCATCATAATATAATAATATTGTCATTTCTACAACAAATCTATAATCTATTGGTAATATAGCATCGTGTTTTTCTAATAAATTATCTATAAATATTGATGCCATATCATCCGGATCTGTATCGCCCATATATTCTTTTAATCTTAGTCTATCATCTCTATTTATTATCTTTCTTGTTCCTCGTCTATCACTTACTCCCGTTTGACGTCCAAAAAATGACATTCTTATATAATATAATTACATAATATAATTACATAATATCTACTTAGATAGACAATTATATTAAACTAAAATAAAAAAATTGAAATTTTTATATTAGTAAATTGAATTAGAGCAAAGAGAATTATGTCGTGCTATGAATATGAAAAGTATCTTACGAACAAAGAAAAGATGAGAGAAACACTTGAAGAATATGGTGTAGCGATAATTCCAAATGTATTGGATGAAAAAGAATGTGGTAATATGCTGTCGGGAATATGGGATTATTTTGAAGACATTAGTCAAGAATGGGAAACTCCTATAAATAGAAAAGATGAAAAATCATGGCGAGGCTTTTATGAATTATTTCCATCACATAGTATGTTAGTTCAGCATTGGAATATTGGCCATTCACAAGCTTGCTGGGATGTTCGTCAAAATGAAAAAATTCTAGATATATATTCGCATTTTTGGAATTGTAGTAAAGAGGAATTACTCAGTTCATTTGATGGACTAAGTTTCAATCCTCCTCCTGAAGTAACAAAAAAAGGATGGAATCGAAATAATTGCTGGCTACATAGTGATCAATCATTTACTGAAAATGATTTTAAATGCCTTCAAGGTTGGGTAACTGCTCTAGATGTAAATGAAGACGATGCTACATTGTCATTCTTAGAGGGAAGTCATAATTTTCATGAGCATTTTGCTAGGGAATTTGAAATAAGAGAAAAAGATAATTGGTATAAATTAGATGATATTGAGAAGGAATTTTACTATAATAATGAGTGTTATTATAGAAAAATAAAATGTCCGAAGGGCTGTCTTGTTTTGTGGGATAGCCGAACAATTCATTGTGGTGTAGAGGCAAATAAGGGAAGAACAAAACCAAATTTCAGAGCAATAATATATACTTGCTATATGCCAAGACAACTAGCTACAAAAAAAGAATTGGAAAAACGGAGAAAAGCATTTGAAGAAATGCGAATGACAACACATTGGCCATGTAAAGTAAAATTATTTCCAAAAATGCCAAGAACATATGGGAAAGAATTACCTACAATTACCTGTATTGAAAAGCCAAAATTGGAAGAAATTGGATATAAATTGGTAGGATATTAAAAATGTAGAAGAGAGAGAAAAAAAGAAATTATATCTTAAAAAGTTGTTTCACAATAAGGGTAATTAGGGGAGGTGGAACAGCATTACCAATTTGCTTAATTTGAACTTTTTTATTTCCACATAATTTGAAATCAGCTGGAAATCCTTGAATTTGTTTGAGCTCATCTGGAAGAATACAGCGAAGGAAGTAACCTTTTTTATTTTTTAGAGGAACAAATAGACGAGGTTGATGATCATAAGTACATATAATAGTCTTACTAGGATTTCTAATATCAATAATTTCAGCATGAACAGGCGAATCGCGTTTACTGAATGATAACATGTTCTCATGAACTTTTCCATTATATTCTTGATTTCTTGTTTTAGCTTTTAGACGTAGATAAGGATGAATATTATTAATATCTTCATCTTCATTATTCTTCATGTCTGTAATAATACATTCAGATGGAATAGAAGTCATGTCAAAATCTTCAGGTTCAATTTTAATAGCACCTTCCATACTGAATTTAATAATATCTTTTAGATTGGGAAGGTTATTTTTACCATCGTTTAATGGTTGGGGAAACGTGAAAGTTTGATTTAAATCTTTACGAATACCAACAATAATAAGACGTTTTCTTAATTGAGGAACACCATATTGAACAGCGTGACATACTTTATATGTAATATTATAACCTATATTTTCAAATTCTTGAACAATTACATCAATATATAATTCTCCAGTAGCAGTCTTTCTAGAAAGTAATCCATCAACATTTTCTCCAATAATATATTTTGGTTTAATAAGTCTAGCAGTTCTAGCAAATTCTCTAAAAAGAGTATTTCTAGGGTCGTCAGGTAATTTTTTGCCTCCCTGAGAGAAGCCCTGGCAAGCAAATCCCGCAAAGATTAAATCAACCTTATCTTTATATTCTGAAAATATAGAATCAGATATTAATTGAATATTTGTTTGGTCTTTTGTTTTTTTTTGAGAAAGATCACAGATAAGTGTAGAATTAGGAAAATTGAGTTTATGACAATCAGTAGCAGCTTTATCAAATTCATTAAATGCTAAAACATTTAATCCGGCATTATGAATTCCAAGTGTATCGCCACCCATACCCGAAAATAAACTCATAGCATTTTGTTTAGAAGACATAATTATATTTAGTTTATAATTTTTAAATAATTATAATATCAATTTTAAATCAAAAATAATATTATAAATCATAAATCATTATAAAAATTCTTTGCGATTTCAGATTCAAATATAATATTTGGTGGAGTATTCCACTGAGAATATGGAATTGCTTTACTAGTAGAGCTATCAAGTGATAATAATTGTTTCAAAGCAATCATTCTCCTTTTTAAAGGAAATAATTTATTAGATAATTTTCTACTAATTTGCTTCCATCGCCATTCAAATTGTAAAGCGGCTTGCCAATCAGGAAATCCTTCAACATAACAAGCCCTTTCCCACATTTGTCCAGCATTAACTTTCATAGAAGTAGCATGAGCACCACCTTTAATAATTTTATTATGTTGTCTAAGTCGTCTATCTAAATCAACAGTTGCGCCTACATAAGTAGAATTATCAGTAGAATGTAATAAATATACATAAGACATAATTTACTTTATAAATTATACAAAATAATATAAAAATTGAATAAATATTTATAAAATAAAAATTAAAGCAAGAGAGAATAGATGGCTTATTAATATATTTTAACAAGTAAAGAATCAAAATTTTATAATGAAGATAACTTTAAAGAAGATTACAAATTTAAAGTTGTTTTTGATTGTAACGCCGTTATAGAATATGGAAATAAGAGAGAAAAAATAAATTTACTTAAAGATGATGAGATACATTGGGATAATAATGTAATAATTTTACATAATAAGATGAATCATTATAAAAGCACAGTATCAAAAAATGAACTAATAATTAAAGCTCCACCTTTGAGTTTATTGAAAATTATTTATGAAAAGCTAGAAGAAGAAAAATTAGCACCCGGTTCTGGTTGGGAAGCAATGATTTAACTTATATATTATTCTTAATAAATTCCATACGATTTAAATTGCTTAGTGATGGGCACCAATTTATTTTTAATGGAGAGCCAGGAAAATTATTAAATAATAGAGTTTGCTTATCATTTCTTTTTTTGAGCTCGAATTTACAATCTAATATCGATTTAAGTTTTTCAGTTAATTCGTCATTATTAGCTAAGAATAGGATAAACTCATCTATAGATATTTGCGAGTCTCCATTGAGGTCAGCTTCCTTGAACATTTCATATATTTTTTCGTCACTGAAGCATTTAATTTTAGATAATATAGCTTTGAATTCATGTATATCAATAGAATTATTATCATTATCATCAAATTTAATAAATAACTTAATTAAATCTCTCTTATATTTTTCTTCTATTTCTATTTTTTTGAATTCGGTTTTTCTATACTCCAAGTTATATTCATTTATAATATTATAATATAAAATATTTACATGATTTAAAATTTTTATAAAATTCTGTAATTTTATTTGAAGCATGAGATTCATATACAGAATAAACGTTGTGTTTTAACAAACTTCTACACAATAAATCAAGATTATCTGTGATATTTTTACTCATGTCAATATAAAATATAGAATTTATATACATTTGTATAATTTCAGAAGATTTTAATTTGAATAAATTTTCCTCCAAAACTATTGGAATAATTTTTTTACCTTTTGATAAACAATAATTCCATTCTTTATAGCAATTATCTGAAATCATTTGATTATTAGTGCCATTTGATATTTTATTACAATATTTTTCTGTTAAACATATCAATACAACTTTCGAATTATTTATACCTTCAATTATGTTTTTATCAATATTGTCTACAATATCAAAATTATCAAACCATACAGAATAACCTCTATTAAGTAATAAATATGCTAGTTCTTTACATCTAGAATGATTGTCTCTGTAACGGTTATCTGTTCCCCAGTTATGTGTTATAAAAATGTCTTTAGTGTTACTCATATATGTTGTTACCTATAATATATAGAAATAATAAATTTTTTACAAAAATTATTATTATATAGGTGTAATAAATATAAAAAATTAAAATTATTATAACTATATGAAAAAAAATATAGGTGATTTTGTTTTGATAAAAGAATCAAAAAAACCAGGATTAATAATTTCAAAAGTAGAAGATAGATTGCTTATATCTATACATGAATATAAAGGTGACTATATTTTTGTAGACTATAATAATACAGAATATATAGATATTGAACCAGAAGAAAAATTAAGTATTTTGGCAAATTTTGGACATTGGTTTTATGATCAACATAAAGAATTATATCATGAAATTTTAATTGAAAATATTAATAATAATTTAAATTAATTTTTATTTACCACCGGGACATTTATCTTCACTTAGAAAATTTAATATACAACCATCAAATAAACCATCTATTTTTAGATGAGCACAATCATATTCATTTTTTATAGAATTCCAAATTTTATTAACTTGAGTTTTAGTATTATATTCTTTACCTAGAGTTATTAAACAACCCTTTTCGATGTTACTATCTACTATAGAAATAGTATCAATAATTCTTGAATTAAATCCACAAGAAAGTATTTTTTCTATAATATTATTACAATTTACTTGATTAGTATTAGAAACACTTATATTAACACTCATTATAATTTATAATGATCTTATTTTTCTCGTTTTTGAATTTATTTTACTATTAATAGGAGAAGTTTTATAAGATATTTTTTGAACTATAGCTATGTAATAATGGTAATTTTTTAGATAAAAGCATATTAAGTTTCATTATAAAATTATTAATTTCTTGAATTCTATCTGGAATAATATATGAATTAAATAACTTTTCTACTTGAGTTGCTCTTTTGTTGAATTCACTAATAAGGTGTCTTATTTTTTTTCGGCATAATTTATATTACTTTCATAATAAGAATAATCTCTACTTTCTCGATCAAATAAAAAATAAATATTTTGTATTTCCAAAAACAAATTAGTTAATGGAAAAATATAATCTCTTCTAAAATCCATAATAATTTCGGCCATTTGTTTTTCTTTAGTATATTGCTTAATTTTTAATGATTTTCTAATTTTTGAAGGATCATATATCATTAAATCTAAACCAACAATATAATTATTAGCTAAATTTCTTCTAATAAATTCTTCTTTTAATGGATATTGTTGTTCGGTAACTATAGAATAAATTTCTTTTTGTAAATGGAAAGGTAATTTATTTAGTCTAGTAGTAATAGGTAATGGTGATTTTTTGTTTTAGTAGATTTACCTTTTTTACTTTTTGTAGATGGAGCCATTATATATTATCATTATAATTTTTTGATAATCCATTACAGAAGATTTATTATTAAAAATTGAAATATTTTTATATATTTTAAATAAATATAAATAAAATATATAATGGAGTGTCAAGACTGGAATACAATTACTTTTAATACACCTTCTCAAAATAAGAAAAAGGAGGAAAGCAGAAAAGTCAATAGTAATAAAGTAAGTAATGTTCCTGAAAAAGTAAGAATGGAAGCACCAAAACAATTAGGACAGCTTATTTCACAAGCAAGAAATACTAAAGGAAAAACACAAAAAATTTTAGCATATGAATTAGGTGTAACACAGCAAATATTAGCAAAATGGGAATCTAATAAAGAATTACCTACCAATTTACAAATTTCTCAAGTAGAAAGAAATCTAGGTGTAAAATTACCAAGAGCGAAAAAAGTAGCAGCTAAAGAAATGTAAATATAATAATATTTCTATAAAAATTATTATATAAATTTATTTTTTATAGGTTTTTCTTTTTCCTTTTTTGTTCTTTTTTTTAGTTTTTTTATATTTTTTTCCTCCTTGTTGTTGTGTAGGTATTTTTAAAACATTTACATTAGAATCATATAGTTGTTTATATTGTCCTTTATATATACCTCCTTCTAAATTTACCCATCCTTGTGGTGTTTGTTTTTTAGAAAATTGTTCAGCATCATTTAATGTCAAAAGTATTTTTGGACTAGTTAGATCTAAAAAAATATATTTTTGATTCCCATCATTAAAAGCATAAATATTCTGATCTTTATATTGTATTATATGAGGGTATTGAGTATCAGACCATACATGTGGATTTATTCTATGCAAAAATATATTTACTAACTCTTCATTGGTAATATTAATATAATTTGTATATCTGGTTGATGGTAATCGTTTAATTTGAGGTATATCAGAAATATTAGCTGGGTTATATGTTGTTCTTCTTCCTTCAAGCCATTTCTCAGTAGACGAATCTATTAATTTTCCACATTCAAAAGTAACAAAATAAGCAATATCTCCTTGACTTTTAAAATATTCACGAATTTCATCCGGATTTTTATATATTCCTTGGTTACCAATACCTTGATTTTCAATTAAATATAAATTATTATTCATCCCTTTAGCAAATATAGTATAATGACCAATTATTCCAGGCGAGAAGTTATTTTTCCATGTAACACCAACAATAGTAGCAAATCCAGAAGGTATAATTTTGTATATTTCATTCAATGATTGCTCTATTAATTCATTTGTTAATGGTTTTAATCCTAATTCTGTATCACTATAATATTGATTATTATCATCAATTAAAATTTTATTAATTTTTGGATTAAAAGCATTTGATGATAAATCAGCACCATATAAATATATTTGTGTTCTAGGACAAGAATTATTAATTAATTGACTATTAGTATCATCAAAAGTATTTTCATAAGCTCTAATATTATTTCTCATGTTAATATCTTGAAGACCAGACGCTTGTTGTCTAGTATGTCCTTCAGCTGTTCTTACTAAATTATCAATAATATTTTTAGGTAAGCCCAAATATTGTAAGGCACAAGCACCACAAGATTGTCCTTCACCAATATGTTGTAATTGTTTATTCATAGTATCAGTCATTTTAATATAAGGTCCTCCACCTATCATATAATTAAGTATATATTTTTATAAAATTATATATTAATTATACAAATATGTCAAAAGATATATTTATAGATAAAAAAAATAATGATATATTTTCAAAATACAAAAATATAAAAATAAAAAAAATGTATTTAACAATCAGTTATATTGATAAAAATTTACTAAAAATATTAGAATATATATGCGAAGAAAGAAATATAAAAAAACTAATAAAGCATCATACATCATTAATATTACTTATGGAAAAAGAAGGACAAAATATAATATTAAAGATAGATAAGCTATTATCTGGAGTTGTTTTGAGAGAAGTAAATAGTTTAAATAATATAATATACTTGAAAAGTGTAAAATTATCCAAAAGAAAAATATTATTTTCTCATTTTTTAGAGAATTACATAAAAGAAAAGGGCATATATTCTCTACATAGCTACTATTCTCTTGATGATAATTGTTTTACATTTGTAAATGATATATTAAGATTTAATAATCTATGTATACCAAAAAATAATTTACTAGAAAATTTATACAAATCATATTTGAATATAAAATTAGATAAAAACAAAAGAAGATTTGGCTTATCAATTAAAACTATGATGAGAATAATAAATTTTGTTTTCAGATATAAAATAATGCGTATAATATTAATGTTTATAGCACAATTTGTATCATAGTTGGTGTTTTTTTGTAGTTCTTTTTTTGTAGTTCTTTATTTATAGTGCTTTTTTTATAGTCATTAAAAGCTAAAAAAATTTATTATATTAGTATATATTAAGATAATAAAAAAAAAATCATATGGAGATATAATATTTGAAATTGGGCAAAATGCGAAGGAAAACTGGGAAATATTTGAAAAAAATAAAGAAATAAACATTGATTATGTGTGGTTACATTTGAATAGTTTTCCTTCTTCATATGTTATAATGAAAATATCAATATTAGAATTAAAAGAAAAATATTCTAGAACAGAAATAGATAGTATATTTAATTATGCCGCTAATTTATGTAGAGAGAATAGTAAATATAAATTTTTAAAAGATTTGAAAATAGTTTACACAATATTAAAGAAATTAAAAAAAGGCACAAAAGAAGGAGAGGTAATAATTAGTGGTAAAAGAAATTTAATTAAATTATCATAAAATTGATATAACATTATATTAATATAATATTATACAAGTATTATATTAAATTATGAATAGTAAAGAAATATTATTATATTGGTTTGAAAAAGAAGAAAAATTTAATAGTAAAAAATGGTTTATTGAAAGTTACAAATATGATAATGAGATAAAAGAAAGATTTGAGAAAATGCTCCTATTTTATGAAATGAAAAAAGGGATGGATCATCTTAAAAATAAAGAAGAATTTATAGCATTTATAATATTATTAGACCAATTTCCAAGACAAATTTATAGAAATACAGAAAGAGCATTTTCCTTTGATAAAAAAATTATGGAGTTTACAGATAATGGATTTGAATATTATCTTGAAGAATTAACAAATATGGAGATAATATTTGCTTTCATGCCATATATTCATACTAAAAATAAAATTTATAGAGAGAAAAGTAAAAAAATATTAGAAAAAATAGAAGAAAAATTAGGTAATAATAATGAAGTATTCAAAAAAATTCTAAAAAATTATGAAAATCATCAACAAATTTTCAATAAATTTGGTAGATTTCCAAAAAGAAACGATGCTCTAAATAGAAAAACAAATGAACAGGAAACGATGTATTTACATATGAGAAAAAATAAATATTGTTAAATATATAATATTAAATGTATCATTATTTGGATATTTTGATAAAAAAAAAACATATACTTTATTTAAATTATATTAGATTACGTATTTATTATTCAAAGAAACCCAAAGATATAATTAAAATATTGAAAAATATATGTTATTTTAATGGGTATAATTGTAGTGATGAAATACTTACTTTTTTAATTAAATGTTTTACTATATATCCTTTAACAGAGATTGAAATGCAAAAATTTTCTCTCTGGGAACAAGAATATAATAATGAAGGTGGAATGATAAATTTTGCTACATTTACATTATGGCTATCTATTATTGAGAGTTTAAATAATAATTCTACTTTATTATTAAAAGAATAAAGTAATTTAAAAAATATAATTAATATTTTATTATATATAATAAAATATATATCCTCTCCTCTCTATAGCTCAGTTGGCAGAGCGAGGGACTGTAATTGGTTCTCAGCAGTGATCCCCAGGTCGCTGGTTCGAATCCAGCTGGAGAGATTAATATTTAAGTAATTAAATATTAATCACAAATAAAATAACTTTTATTATATATAATGAGTACTTTTGATACTTTACAAAAACATCAAATATTAAATTGTGGTGATATGAAAAAAGATGGTAAAGAGTCACCAAATATAACAGGAAAACCGATATTCAAACAAGCTGCTAATTTTATTACCGGAAGAGATTGTGAAATAGATGGTAAAAATTTTGATGAATTAAAAAGTATAATAAATACACAAATATTAGATAGTGTAAAAAAATATTGTTTTGGAACATTATTACCAATACCTGAAGATGGAGTTTCTAGTAATAATTATACAAATGTAACTTTTATAAATAAAAATAGTAGAAAAGTTGTTCCTATTAATGTTACTAATGCATTTATAGATGCGGCAATGGATCCATCTAAATATTTTATAGCAAATACAATAAATATTTGTGAGACACCAGCATCAAATATAGATCCAGGTTCAAGAAAAGACAATAATTCATTTTATCCAAATGAAAATAAAAATTATCTATTGAATTCATATGGTTTTAGAGAAGGTTCTCAATTTAATTATAGAAAAAATATGGATAAAGGCCAATATAAATATATAGAAATTATTTTAGATTCTAATAATTATTTTCAAGGATTAGTTGATAGAAAAGGTAAAATTGGTGATGAATATAGTGTTTGCTTAGATGGAACTGTATATACTCAAAGTAATTCAGGAAGCTATTCTGATATATTTAAAAATTTATTTCAAGGTAATACTGAAAAAAATACTTATATTGAAAAAAATAAAACTACAAATAATGATGAAATTATAAACTTATGTAGATTATTAATATTTTTTAAAGAATTAGGAGATACAACTCAACCTATAGTAATAAATAGACTATTTGAAGATGGAGTAATTATTAAAGATAATTCGTGTTTATTAACAATAGACACTATATTAGCTTGTAGAAGTGCAATATTAAATGTGCCATATTTATTAAATAGTAATTCTATTATTACTCATTATGCCGCTATAGATGAAGCTACTTATGATAAAAATATGAAATTAACTGAAATTAAAAAAACAATCCAACATAATGAAAAAATTATTGAAGAATATCAAGAATTTCTAAATATTATACAACGTAATTCGAATGAAATTATAATTGAAGGCGCAACATACAAAATAAATGATATAGTTAAAGATAGATTTCGAAGAATTATAGAATGTATAACTAAAGCAAACGAATTTTTAAATAAATTAAACGAACAGCTTTTAAGTAGTGGAATTATAAGCGGAATTTTAAGAATAGTTCTTAGAAAAACAAATTATAAAGAATTAACTGATTTATCTTTTTATGAATTCAGAATGATAATTCAATCATTTCAATGTCAAAGTATTTTTATTTACAAAGGCAAAAAAAAAAAAATAATAACCGGTAAATACTGTGTTTTTCCTCAAAAATTAATAATTAAAAAAGAATTTTTTAGTTGGGAGGATTGTATTGATAGTATATTATTTGAAGATGGTGTATTAAATTTTATAGTAAAGTCTAGATATCAAAGACAAAATGGAGGAACCAAAGAAATTGATAGTAGCGATTTTAATAAAAATGAATATAATACATTATATTGTTATTCATTATTATATCCCTATATTTATTGTAACCCATATCTATTACCATATATTTTAAAGAGAGAAGGAGAAGCATTATTAACTTATTTAAATCAAATTATAACTAATATTTTACTACCAGATTATAATGATAAAAAAGAACCAATAAATAATTTTATTATTCCCAACTCAATATCAGATGATGAAATTAATAATTTATATTCTGAAGAATTATTATATTATTTAGATGATAGTAATAAACTTCCAAATATGGAACAGGAAATAGATAATTATCAAATATATACAAATAAATTATTAGAAAAATTAGAGTTTTTTGTAGAAAATAATCCAGATATATCTGTATTATTAGGAACTTCTCAACAACTTCCTGATGCTGTTTCTGCTCCTGCTGCTTCTGCTCCTGCTCCTGCTCCTGCTCCTGCTCCTTCTCCTATTTTAACAGTTCAAACAGATATCAATGTAGATACTTCACCACCTCCGCAAACTCCTCCACCTCCGCAAACTCCTCCACCTCCGCAAACTCCTCCACCTCCGCAAACTCCTCCACCTTCACAAATTCCTCCTCCACTTCCACAAACTCCTCCACCCCCTTCAATAAAAAAAGAACTATCACAAGGTAAAAGACAACGTTTAAATGAAGAACAATATAATATACCAGAAACTCCAATATCATTTGGAGGTAGAAAAAAAACAAGAAACAAAAATAAAAATAAAAATAAAAAGGTTATTAATAAAAAAACTAAGAAAAAATACAAAAGTAAATCAAAAATAGTGTATAAAAAGAAAAATACAAAGAAAAGAATTACCAAAAAGAAAAAAATAAATAAAAAGGTAAAAAATACTAAAAAAATAAAAAATAAAAATTGAATTTAATATTAATTTATAACTGATTAATATTAAAAGCTTTTGAAAATTATTAACTCAATGTATTCTACATATGAAATGAAAGTAGTTGATAATACTGTTATCAAAATATATCAAGAAACAGAACTCTATGGTTATGAAAAAGACTATAATGAACTATGTGATCTTTTGGAACTATTTATGCATGAAGCGTTACCATATAGAGAGAAGGAGCTAAAAGTAAAAAAAAAGGAAATTGATGAAAAATATTTACCAGATATCAGAGAATGTAAAAGAGTTTTAAATAATACAAAAAAACGATTCAAGTATAATCTCGAAAGAGCATAATTATTCACTACGAGTGTATCTTACAGTTTGAGCTCTTTCTGTAGCAGCTTGAATTTTTGTCGCGCTTTTATTTTTTGTTTGGCTTCTTGTAGTTGGCATATATATTTTTTAAATATTTTAATAAAATTGAAATTAAAATACTTATAAAATAAAAATAAATAAAATAAATTTTATAAAATAATTATGGATAATTATCCAATTTGTGAAACAATTGAGGAATATGAACCTCAGTTTGATGATGTAAACAACTGTTACAGAGATATGAATAATAGTGAAATAAAAATAAAATATGGTACCAAGGCTTTTATATGTTGTGGAGTTGAATATAGTAAAGGAAAGCGAAGTCAGTTTATT